AAATGGCACTTGCTGGAAATGTAGCAATTTTAATTTTTCTTTTAAAAAATAAGTGTGGTTACTCAGATAAAGTTGAAACTAAAATGGTTGAGGTTTCAAAAGAAGACACAAAGATTCTTATTAAAGAGGCCCAGGAACTAGTTGAGAAAATGCAGTGAACATAATTCTAAGAGAGTTCCTACCAGACGATAAGAACTTCATTCTAACTACAATGATTAAATCCTCTTATGAGGACACAACAGGGAAGAAAGAACGCTTCTCCATTTATCATGATGGTTTATCTAACTGCCTTATTAATAAATTTCAGTCAGGCGAGATAAATATCCTAGTTGCCTGTACCGATGATGACCCCTCATTCATAGTCGGGTATGCTATCTATGATTTGAATTACACGCTTCATTATGTGCTAGTTAAAATGGCATTTAGAAGAATGGGTATTGCTAACATGATCCTGGATAAGATCTTTAAAACTAAAAAGAACATTACAGTTAGTTTTTATACAAAAGATCTCAGGTTTTTACTTAATAAATATAATTTTGAATACGATAGGTTTAAATTTTTCAAATAGGAGTCATCATGGAAGTTATAGCAGTTTGTTTTGCTCAGGCAGTGCGCTTACCGAATCACAAGAATGAAACATTTGTTGCCGTAGACGCTCATACGTCAATTGATTGGGACTCTAAATTAAGTGCTGTTGTAATTAAGATGAAGGACATTCAAAAAGAAGTATTAGTATTTTCTACTAATATTGCTTACCTAGTAAAAGCTGAATCTAAAAAATAATTAATAGGAGAGTTGGTCGAGTGGTTTAAGGCAACAGTTTTGAAAACTGTCGTAGATGAAAGTCTACCTGGGGTTCGAATCCCTAACTCTCCGCCATAATATTATATGAAAAATCAAGACAAAGAAGCGTTTGAGAAGTGGTACAAAAATAAAGTATCTGAATTTGATAACTACAATGAAGCATGGCAAGCTGCTATAGAATATGAAAGATTTAATCATAAGTATTGCGTGGTAGGCTCACTAGATAAACTGTGCGAGAAACTCGAAGCTGAAAACAAAAAGCTGCGTGAGGCTTTAAAATCTATTGCTAATTCAAAAAATTACCCAGAACCAGATTATTTAATAGCTAGAGAAGCACTAAAAGAAGTAAGTGAAAAATGATCGATAAAGACAAAGAAGAATTTGAGAAGTGGTTCAAAGATTTTTATCAAGTTGATTTTAATCCAGGGGACCCTAGGCTTATGAATCAATCGATTGCTTGGAAATATGCTTGCGAGTATATAAGAAATCGCTCTCCGCTAGACCCTGTAAGCCTCTATGACAAATTAGAGAAAGAACGAGAGAAAAGCGAGATGTTATTTGAGGCTGTTAAAAAATGTAATGATGACCATTGGTTTATGATTAATTTAATTGAAAGATATTCAAGCGATAAGGAGCAAGCATTAAAAGATTGCTTGGGAAGAATGAAGTTTAGAAAACCGTTTTATGAAAAGACACTCGAAAAGTATCGAGGTGAATAATGGATCTAGGTGAATTTGACCAGATAGCTAGTAGTAGTGACTGGAATATCTTGGTGTGGGACAAGCTTCATGCTTACAAAATAAATGGGCGAGCAGTTGATAAATCATATTTTGATATAGAGGCACTTGATGGTGGAAACTGGAAAACAGTTACCACTCAAAACTGTGATGATTTTCAAGTTAAATTCTCAGGTGAGATGCAAGCCGCATTTCAGTTTATAAGAAAAGAGATCATGAGGGAGCTTTCGTATAAGTTGGGGGGGGAATTCATGAATCCATGTTGTGAGCATCTATTCAGAGAAGCAAAAAGAGAAATTGAAATCCGAGATAAACGAATCAAAGAACTCCAAGATGAGTGTACGAGACTTTTTGAACCAACTAGAGAATTTTGGAATGGTACGACACTTAAAAACATGAACGAGAAATATGAGAAAGAACGTGAGAAGAGCAAGATGTTAGTTGAGGCACTGGAAGAGATAGAAAAATCAAAATATGAATTTAACCCATGGACGACTGTACCGACTAGAGAATCTAAAACAGCATCAGAGGCATTAGCAAAATATCGAGGTGAAACATGACGCTTTACGGATTCAGCATTGACCTTTTTAGAGTGGAGTGCCCTGTCTGCAAAAGGCGAAGACCATTAAATAAGGAAGAGAAAAATCAAGTTGAAGAAACAGGGAAATACCAATGGTTTCAGTTTGATACTTCATATTGTAAAGATCGTGCGACCGAAGATCAGAAGTTAAAAGTTCAAAACACTAACCCCTTAGACGCATTATCACTTTACGAAAAACTTGAAAGAGAAAGGGCTGAAAACAAAGAACTTTGTGAAACTTTAGAGTTTTATGCCAATAATCAAAAGTTTGTAAAAGCTGAGCACTGGAAAGAAGCTTGCGATGAAATTGATGATTTAATTAAAACAAAAAACTATCTTCAAGCTGAAAACAAAAAGTTACTTGAAGCTTTAGAAAACATTAAAAATAATGAATAATAAAAAACTTATAGCAGTTTGGTTTTCTTGTGGAGCTGCTTCAGCAGTAGCAGCAAAAAAAACTATTGAGCTATATGGTAATACACACGATATAAGAATAATAAACAATCCAATAAAAGAAGAGCATGAAGACAATCAAAGATTTTTAAAAGACGTTGAAAAATGGTTGGGTCAAAAAATAGAGTTTGCTGTTAATCCTAATTTCCCTAACCAGTCATGTGTTGAGGTATGGGAAAAGAAAAAATATATGTCTGGTATAAAAGGTGCTCCATGTACGTCACTTCTTAAAAAGAAAGCAAGGCAAGTATGGGAAGAAATACATAGGCCAGACTACACAGTTTTAGGATTTACTTATGATGAGATTAAAAGGCATGAAAGGTTTATACAAACCGAAAAACCTTTATTGCCTGTGTTAATAGACTTAAAAATTACTAAAGATGATTGTTTTAAAATACTCAATGATCAAAATATCAAACTGCCCTACATTTATTCCTTAAACTTTCCTAATGCAAATTGCATTAGTTGCGTTAAGTCATCTTCAGTTGAGTATTGGAAGTTAGTAAAAACTCAATTTCCAGAAATTTACCAACATAGAAGCAATCAATCTAGGATGATTAGTGCAAAACTAATTAGGTACAAAGGTGTTAGATATTTTCTAGATGAAATTCCAGAAGATGCTAAAGGAAGAAAGTCAAAAAATAACATTGAGTGTGGAATATTCTGCGAAGAGAAGTATTAAATAATGAATGATGCCGCCCGACTTAAATTAATTATCGAAGAACTAAAGCGTAGAGGCATCGGGCAACAGGTTAACTTTTTAGATCAATCATTCACAAAGCAATTTAAAGCATCTCAGGACAAGTCAATCCTTAAAGGCATCCAATGTACCAGGCGAGCTGGTAAATCAACAGGAGAGGCAAAAGAAACGCTTCAGACTGCACTAGATGAAGCAGAGACAAAACACTTATATGGTGCTCTTACATTAGGGTCTGCAAAGAATATCATTTGGGACATAATGCTCCATGAACTAGAAGAAAAAAAGATTCAGTTTAGATCAAACGAGCAGCAGGGCATCATCCGTCTTAATAACAAGTCAGAGATTAGATTGTTTGGGTTAGATTCGTCGTATAAAGAGATGCGAAAGATTCTAGGAGGGAAATATAAAACAGTTAAAATTGATGAAGCTGGGTCTATATCTCAAGACTTAAAAAAGATTTGCTACCAGATGATTATGCCTGCACTTGCCGATGTGTCTGGTAGGTTAACTTTGCTAGGTACTGCTGAGAATATACCCAAAACATTTTTTGAGCAGGTTACAAGTGGAAAAGAGCCAGGATGGTCTATCCACAAATGGTCTGCATTTGATAACCCGTACATTAAGGATAAATGGCAAGAGCACGTAGATTGGATTAAAAACTTTAACCCTACGTTCATGCTTACCTCTGAATATAAAACGCATTATCTTAATGAGTGGTGCGCAGACGATAAGTTACTAATCATTAAGATTAATGAAAATACTATCATTGATCATATTCACTTGGTTAACGCTACATATATCCTCGGTGTTGATCTTGGTTATAATGATGATTGCTCATTTGTTTTAACTGCTTTTCATGCAAAATCTCCGGAGCTATATGTCGTAGAAGCGTACAAAGAAAACGAGCTTGATATAACTGATACTGCAAATCGAATAAAAGATTATTTAAGACGTTATCCCATAGCAAAAATTATAGTTGATGGTGCCAATAAACAGGGTGTAATGGAAATGAGAAATCGTCACAACATTCCATTAGAGGCAGCAAAGAAAGAAGATAAAGCATCTTTCCTTAAAATCATGGCCGATGATGTAACAAGAGGAAGAATCAAATACTTTAAAGCAACAACAGATTCTTTAATTTCCGAACAAGAATCACTTCAATGGAAAGATGAAACAAAACAAATAGAAGATCCTAGAATACCTAATCATTGCAATGACGCCATGTTATATAGTTGGCGGGAAGCTAGAAATTATCTTTGGAAAGAACAACCAAAACCAGAAGACATAGATTCAAATGAATACATGGATGCATACGCAAAACAACTTTCAGATATGAGGAGAAAACAAAATGAGTATCAATACTGAAGAACTAGACAGGCTTTTACACGTACTAAGATCTCACTCGGTAGAATCATTTAAAAGTGGTGATATTGAGATCAAAATAAGCCCAGTGAAGTACATATCAGAATCAAACGTGTTGCCTAGCATTGGTTCTTCTGAAAAGATTACTGAAGATGATTTATATTATTCTGCTTCTAACCTTAAACTGAGAGCTAATTAATGGAATTACAAAAAAACTGGTGGGACTTAGAAAAAGATCCACATAAAAGAGTATTTGAAACCGCAGGAAACATAAGAAGAAACCAAACTGCCCAGGAGGACTTAGATGAGAGGCATTTTAGACTCTATTCTGGTCTACCTCTTTATTCTGCTTTTACTTTCAATCTTACGTTTGACACCCTGGACGCTAAATTCACTATGAACATAGTGCAGGCTGCTACTAATACGCTTGTATCTAAGATTGCAAAGAATAAAGTTAGGCCATCATTTTTAACAGATGATGGTGACTGGGGAATGCAACAACAAGCAAAGAAGCTGTCTAAATATGTCTATGGGCAATTCTATAAATCTAAGGTTTATGAAGAATCTAAAAAAGCATTAAGAGATGCTCTTATATTCGGTGATGGGTTTATTAAGCACTGGCATGATGCCCAGGGTAATATCCATTTAAAGAAAGTATTTAAACCATGTCTTGTAGTTAACCAGGCAGAGGTTATGTATGGAATGGAGCCTAAAACTATTTACGAAGTGAGAGTTGTTGATAAGGGGACGTTAAAAGAAAAGTATCCTGATTTTGCTGTTGAGATTGCAGAGGCAAGTATTACTGACATTCCATTCTTTATTGATTCGTTTGAGTCTAACCATCAACTTGCCGTTGTAGTTGAAGCATACCGATGTGCCCATGTGACTTATGACAAGGATGGTAATAAAATCCTACATAAAGGTAAGCATTTTATTGGTATTTCCACTGCTACATTTCTTTATGAAGACTTTGAGAAAGAAAAAATACCTTACGTTAGAATTCAATATGTGCCTAATGCAGTTGGATACTTCTCTAAAGGCATTTCTGAAATTATTACAGGCCATCAAATTGAAATCAACAGAATGCTAAGACGTATATCAAGATCTATGAACATCATGTCGTCACCAAACATCTTGGTTGATTATATGTCAGAGATTATTGACACGCATTTTAACAACGAAGTTGGGACTATTGTTAAATATAAAGGTGCACCTCCTTCATATAACTTTCCTATGGGTATTAATCCTGCAGTGATTGACTGGTTCCTTACTGTTTATCAAAAAGCATTTGAGGAGATTGGATTATCACAGTTGACTGCACAGTCTAAAAAACCTAGTGGACTTGATTCTGGTAAAGCACTTAGGGAATACAATGATATTGAAACAGAAAGATTTGCTGAATTATCTCAGGCCTGGGAGCAATTCCATTTAGACCTAGCAGACGCAATTATAGATCACTCTAAACAGATTGCAGACGAGGGTGGGAACGTAGTGGTGTTATCACCTGATAAATATGGTGCTCAGAAGATTGACTTTAAAAAGATCAAACTTAAAAACTCTGAGTATGTGATGCAGGCATACCCAACTTCTATGTTACCTAAAACTCCTGCAGGTAGACTTGCTTACGTCCAAGAAATGCTTGCCGCTGGATTATTAGAACCACAAGAAGGTTTAAGTCTTCTAGAGTTCCCAGACATTTCAGAAATAACAGAAAACAAAAACGCAGGCACAGATGATATTAAATGGACGGTTTATACCATCATTGAGGATGGCATTTATAACCCACCAGAACCTTATCAGAATCTTGATTATGGTATCCAGTACATGAACTCAACTTATCTAAGGATGAAGTCTAGGGGATTGCCTATTGATAGGTTGGATCTTTTACAAAAATGGATCAATGATGCGCTATCACTTAAAGAGCAGATGATGCCTCCTGTTCCTGCTATGCCTGAAATGTCACTAGAAGAACAAGCATTAATGCAAGCTCAACCCGAAACTGGTATTCAATAAGGAGTCTATATGGAAACAGGTTCAATCACAGAGTCAATCGTATCACAGGCAGTAAATCCTGAAGTTATTAACAATGCCTCTGAGTCAATCGAAGTAGAATCATCTGCACCACAAGTTGATGATTGGTCACAAAAACTTGCACTACTAGCGAAAAAAGAGCGTGGATTGTTAGAGAAACAGAAATCCTGGCAACAAAAACTTAAGGACATGGAAGAAAAAGAAAAGAAGTTTTCAGAGTGGGAACAACTTGATCGTCTTGCCACTGAAAATCCTTCAGAGTTTTTTAAAAAGAAAGGTCTTAAGTTTGAAGAGCTCCAGGATAAAATGCTCGCCTCGCTAACAGATGAAGAGCTTGATCCAATCCAGAAACAGTTAAAAGAGTTAAAAACTCAGCTATCTGCAAAAGATGAAGAATACAAAAAGTTACTTGAGGAAAAATTTGCCGAACAAGATTCACTTAAAAAGAATCAAGAGATCGAGGAGCAAAGCAAATACTATAATGCAGAGCTAAAGAAGTTTATACAATCTAAGGCAGATGATTTTGAATTGATTACTACGTTTGAAGCTGCTGACGAGGTCTTTAGTGTTATTAAGCAGGTCTACTTAAAGACTGCTGAGTCAGGTGCACCAAAACTTATGACTTTTGATGAAGCGTGTCAGCTCTATGAGAAAAAACTTGAAGAGACGGTGCAGGGCATGGCAAAATCTAACAAGGTAAAAAAACTTCTCGGTGTAAATGCCGATGATGATTTTTTCGGCTCGAAAGTTATGGGCCAATTCACACTCGATGACTCGTTCTCACAATCATCAGCAAATAGTCCTGAGCTGAAAACCGAAGAAGAAAGATTGAGAGCAGCGGCAAAATTATTTGAACAACAACTTAAATCTTTCTAAAGGAAATCACTCATGACAGCTACAACTATCAACATGGCGGCTATTCTAAAGACGCTTTACCCTTCAGGTCTACCAAAAGACGCAACTTATAAAGACAATCCTCTTCTAGCTCTTATGCCAAAGGCTACTGACTTTTATGGCGAAGATGCAAAAGCGCCTTTAAAGTATGCTCCAAACGCAGGACGATCTTCTACGTTTGCTACTGCTCAGTCTAACTCAACTAACGTTAAAAACGTTGCTTTCCGTTACACAAGAGCGTCTGACTATGCTGTTGCTAGAATCACAAACGAATTGATTCTTGCTTCTAAGAATAACTCTGGTGCATTCGTTTCTGCTCTTAAGCAAGAAATTGATTCAGCTCAGTTGAACGTTACTAACTCTGCTGCCCAAGCTCTTTACGGGAACGGCTCAGGTGTTATCGGTCAATTGGACTCAACTACTGTACTAGCTTCTACACTAATCAAACTTCGTAATCCTGAAGACGTTGTTTTCTTTGAAGTTGATTACAAGCTAAAACTATCTGCTACTAATGGCGGTGGATCTGTTCGTTCTGGTGTTATGACTGTTGTTGCAGTTGACCGTGAACTTGGACAAGTTACAGTTGATGCAAACATTTCTACTTCTATCGCAGCTGCTACTGTTAACGACTTCATCTCTATCGAAGGTGACTACGATAAGAAAATGAAAGGTCTTTCTGGATGGCTTCCTGCCGTTGCTCCTACTTCAGGTGATAACTGGTTTGGTGTTGACCGTTCTGTTGACGTTACTCGTCTTGCAGGTTTTCGTGGTGATCTTTCTGCTCTTCCTATCGAAGAAGCTCTTATCCAGGGCGGAATGAAGATTGGACGAGATGGCGGTAAAGTTGATCACGTATTCATGTCATTCCAAAAGTACGCTGATCTTACTAAAGCACTTGGATCTAAAGTTCAATTCGTTGACGTAATTGCAAAAGATGCAAACATTGGTTTCCAGGGTGTAAAAGTTAACCTTGGTAAATCAATTGCTACTGTTATCCCGGACAGAAACTGTCCTGATAACAAAATGCAAATGCTTCAACTTGATATGTGGAAAATCCACTCCCTTGAAGGTATGCCGATGATCCTAGATATGGACGGACTTAAAATGCTCCGAGTATCTAACGATGACTCAGCAGAAATCAGAGTAGGTTACTACGCTCAGATTGCTTCATACTGGCCAGGTTCTTCTGGATCATTCACTATCTAATAACAACAGTGGGGAGGTGTAAAAACCTCCCTTAATAAAGGATGACCGACTTAGCGGATAAAACTAA